ATTAAAAAACACGGATATTCTGATGGAATTTCTAAACAACCGATTAGAGTTAGAAAAACACAATCTTACCAAAAAGAAATAAAACCAGTAGTTGATAGGTTGATTATAGAACGGGACAGAGCAATTAAAGCGCTAAAGCGCAAGATTTCAAAAGCGAAATACAGAGATTTAACTGATGCGATTGATAAGTTAACTAAGAATATCCAATTATTATCGGGCGGGAAAACAGGAAGAGAAGAAATGACAATTAAATGGGACAAGTAATAACCATTCCCTACAAGCCGAGGAATTGGGCGAGCGAACTTCACGATTCAATCAAGAGATGGATATTAATGGTTCTTCATCGCCGGGCCGGCAAGACAACAGCGGTTTTAAATCATTTACAAAGAGATTGTGTCAGGATTCCCAATAGTCAGTTTGCTTATATCGGTCCTTGTTATGATGAAAAAACAGAGATATTAACCGATAATGGTTGGAAATATTTCAAGGATTTAAAAAACGAAAAGGTATCCACTTACGACAAGGGAGAGCTGAAATTTGTTAAACCGCAAGAAAAGTTTATATATCCGTATAATGGGGAGATGGTTGGTTATAAAGGGAGATTACTTGATTTTTTAATTACTCCCAATCATCGTTGTTTAGTTAAACTAGAGGATAAGAAAGAATGGATAATAAGACGAGCCGATGAGATATACGGGAAAACCCGTATAGGTTTTAAAAGAAATATAGAAAGGTGGGTAGGGAAGAAAAATAATCAAGTATTTTTTGAGTTTTTGGGATTTTGGTTTGCTGAAGGATATGCGAGAATTAGAACTCATCAACCAAAAGATAAACGAGAAAAATTGAAAAATAAAAAAGGCAAGGAATGGCGGGAACGAGGAGAGATTGTTTTGACTCAAAAGAAATTTATTGAATATACAGAGAAATTGATTACAGACAATGGTTTCGATATTCATAAATCAGTTGGGGTGAATGCTAATCATTATTATATTTACAATACAAAATTAGCTAAGAAACTGGTTCAATATGGTAAATCCAATGACAAGTTTATTCCAAAATGGATAAAGAATGCCGATAGAGAATGTTTAACGGCTTTTTTAAAGGGATATTGGATGGGAGATGGACACTTCCCAAAAGATTACTCCGAAACTAAACGAGCCATCACAAAATCAAAACAATTAGCCGATGACATTCAGGAACTAATAATAAAAACTGGGGGAGTAAGTAATGTTAGTCAACCTAACGGATTTTGGTTAATAAGTTGGTTAAATGCTAAATATCAAAATCCTCAGAGTTCAAAAAAAGGATGGTATAAAACTGATTATAAGGGAAATGTTTATTGCGTGAAGGTTCCTTCTGGAATAGTGATGGTTAGAAGAAACGGGAAGCACTTTTTATGCGGGAATACCTACAAACAAACCAAAAGAATTGCTTGGGATTTTATAAAAAAATATTCAAGAGATATTCCGGGGGTTCGATATAATGAAGTAGAATTAACTGTTAAATATCCGAACAGTTCAAAATTATTTCTGGCCGGTTCGGAGGATATAGACGCTTTAAGAGGGATAACGTTATGGGGAGCGGCGCTGGACGAGTGGCCGCTTCAACCGCCTAATTTATTTTCCGAAGTTATTTCAAAATGTTTAGCCGATCATCTTGGGTATTGTATATTTTTCGGCACTCCAAAAGGAAAGAATCATTTTTATAGAGCTTATAAAAACGCCTTAAATAATCCGGAGGACTGGACAGTTATTTTCAAAACAATAGACGACAGTTTGCGCGAAGAAGAAGGCGAAACGATTGAGAATTTAAGAATTGCCTTAGAAGACGATAAAAGATTAATGGCTCAAGGCGAGATGACTCAAGAGGAGTTTAACCAAGAATGGTATTGTTCTTTTGAAGCGGCACTCAAGGGTGCTTATTACGGAGAGCAATTATCAGAAGCCCGGAAGAACGGAAGAATAAAAGTTCTTCCTTATGACAAAAATCTTTTGGTTCATACTGTTTGGGATTTGGGAGTGGGACCGGCGTTGGCGATAGGGTTTTATCAGAAAGTTTCCAACGAAGTTCATAAGATTGATTACTGGGAGGGAAAGGGAGATGAAGGAATAGCGGAAGGAATAAAAGTCGTTAAAGACAAGCCTTATATTTACGGATCACATTTTGCTCCGCATGATATAAAAGCCAAAGAGGAAATGACTGGCAAAACAAGAATTGAAACTGCCGAAAGTTTGGGAATTAAATTTAAGGTGGTCCCGAGATTATCCGTTATTGATGGGATAGATGCCGGCAGAATGATGTTCTCGAGATTGTGGATTGATTCAAGGCATTGCGAAGCATGGCTTGATACTATTGGTCAATATCATAGAGAGTGGGATGACGAGAAAAAAGACTTCAAAAAAACTCCTTACTCTGATTGGACTAATCACGCGGCGGATGAATATCGCTATGCGGCGGTGGTTGAAAATGAAATGGTTAACGAAATTATTCAAGGGATGGACCGCCGAAGGATTATCTCCAACCGTGAGCAAAAGACGAAAGGAAAACAGGATTTCGGTATTTAATTTCACAGAAAATGACTGAAGAAAAAGAAAAATCGCAACCAACAAAAGATTTTGAGGAAATCTGGGATGAATACCACGATCCGATAAAGAAAGAACGTAAAAGAATTGAGAAAAATCGGGAAGCCAAAATCAAATTGGTAAAAGAAGAATTGGGGCTATGAAAAAGGAGGGCATTACTATAAAATGCGAAAATTGCGACAAGCAATATGTCGTAGTAAAGTCCACCTCGAGATTAAAACAGGAACTTATTTTCGATTTCGCTATATGCCCTTATTGCGGAAAAGCGAGGGGGCCGGAAAAATGGATAGGATACGATATTTTAAAGCGTTGTAAAAGATGTGGTCTGCCGTTTAAGCTCTCTCCGCATGTCGGGAAAGGTTTATGCGGAATGTGTTTCATTGCCGAATACAGACAAAAATATTTCAAGGGTAGATATCAAAAAAAGTCATTACAGAACTAATCTCATTTTATATAATTGAAATATGCTTAAAGCGATTAAACTTATTGAAGAAGAAGTCTCCAATTACATCGAGGGGCAAACTCCAATTACAGAGGGTAATTATTTTTCTCAATACAAATTAGTAAAGAGAATCGGTCTTTACGCAAACCAAATATATCCCACCGGCAAATTAGACAGCCAAGGAAATTATAAATATTGGTTCGATATTATCACTCCGCGAATCAATGCCGAAATAAAAAATGTAGATTTCGATACGAAAGATATTATCTTATATTCTGAAAATAATAAAGATAGTTCAAGTATCTTTTTAGCTAACGCTGCTTTAAAGGAATGGATGAGAGAGACGGGACAGGCCGAGAAGTTGAACGAGGCGGTTGAGGAAAGTGCTGGTTGGGGTAATGTATTACTTAAAAAAATAAAAGGCGGTTACGAAAAATGCGATTTAAAAAATACCTATATCATTAATCAGACGGCGAAAACAATAGACGAAACTTCTGTCATTGAACGGCACGAGATGACTCAATCGGATCTCCGAGCCAAGAGTGACGTTTGGAATAATATAGAAGATGTAATTCTCAAGTGCGGAAATAAAAGTCTTTCAGCCACCCTAAAAAGTCCTTCTTCTGGGACTCAAATACCTTATTATGAAATTTTTGAACGGAATGGAGAAATCAGCGAGGAGGCTTTATTTGAGGCCCAAGACAAAGTAGGAAAAGAAGGCGCGTCGTTGGGAAAATCAGATGTTTTTGTCCTGGCAAAAATCGTGTGCGCCGGGTTAGGAAAGAAAAGCGATAAAGACGACAAATTCATTCTTTACGCCGACAAAATCTCAAAGATGCCCTATAAAGAATATCATCGCGGGAAATACGAAGGCCGATGGTGGAGAATGGGATTATACGAAATCTTATTTGACATTCAAACCCGGGCAAACGAAATCGGCAATCAAATTGCTCGAGGGCTTGAATGGGCGTCTAAAACATTCTTTAAAACAAAAAATCAGCTTATTGTTCAGAATATTCTCAGTGATTTAATCAACGGCGACATTATCGAATCCGAAGATCTTTCACAAATTACAGTGCGGATGGAGGGTTTTGACCAATTAATAGCCGACTGGAACAGAATAATAAAGTTAGCCGACGACTTGGCGAATTCTTACGAAGTGATTACCGGCGAAACCCTTCCTTCTGGAACGCCGTTTAGATTGGGGGGATTGTTAAATATAAATGCTAATAAACTTTTTGACTTCTTGCGGGAAAAATTAGCGCTTGCTATTAAAGAAGTTTTTGAGGATTGGATCCTTCCTGATGTAATTAGTAATTTGAAAACCAAGGATATTTTAAGGCTAACCGGTAACAGCGATTATCTAAAAAGATTTTATGAAATGGCGGTTGATGCTTGGTATATTAAAAATCTTATCGTTCTCGGTCCGCATACTTCCGATGAAGCAACTACGCTAAAACAGGCAAAGTTGGAAGAAATTAAAAAATATCCGGAAGCGTTGGTAAAACTTGAGAAAGATACTTTTGCGGAAGTAAAACCGAGGGTCAATGTGGTTATAACTGGAGAACAGGTAAATCTTGCCACGGACATGGAAACCCTTTCTCAATTTATTCAACTTGAAAGTGATCCGGTCAGGCGGACTGCTTTAATTGAGATGGCGATGGCTCGTAAAAATATTGATATTGGAATGTTGCCAAAAAGCAAGCCTGAAGAATTAAAACCGGTGTCGCAATTAGTGGGTGCCAGCGAACGCGGTGGCGAAAAAGTTATTTGATATGGCAAATCCTTTAATGGTAATTAAAAAAAGGTTGGATCGGCGAAGCGAAAGGATTAATAGACAAAAAAATGCTATGAATCTCCAAGCACAGTTGGCGGAATTATACAAACAACCTATCTCAAATACTCAAAGACGAATGATTAATGAGTTAAGAGTTGAATATCAACAAAAGGCAAGAGAATCAGGAGAACTTTATATGCAGAAAGAGATAGATATACTACGTAATGAAAAATTGAGATACAAAATTTAAAGGCCGATTTATTAATATCAAACACCACAATGACAACAGCAAAATGTAAAAAAAGTGGAAGGAAACACACGCCTATAACTTCAAAAGCTCAGCGGGGTGCAATGGGTGTAGCCTATGCAGCTAAGAAAGGGAAAATTCCTGTAAAGAAACTAAAGGGGCCGGCCAAAAAGATGTATAAGAGTATGCCGAAAGTTGAGTTAGCAAGGCACTTGAAAGAATCAGGAGGAAAAAAACTTCCTCAATATTCCCATCTCGCTAAGTCGGCGGAGCGAAGGGCGACCAGAATAAGAAGGGGTAGGGCCTAAAATTAACATTACATCTTTAATCCTAAATTGTATAATTATAAGATGAAATTATTTTCTACTTACCTGAAAAAGGAACATTTAGAAGAATTGCGGAAACGCCAAGAATTTATTAATCATTACAGAATTATTCTTCAATTATTGGAGCAGCAAAAGAATGTCTATTTTTCCACCCTAATTCCTCTTTATAAATTAAATCCGCAGACGAAATATAATATTGATATGGGAACTGGTAAGATTATTAGCTTAGAAGAAAATGGCCCACAACCTACAGCGAATAAAAAAGACGCTTGATTCTCCGGCCGGCGAGGATTTGAAGAATTTTTTAGTTGAAAGGATTTTGGAATTGAAAAGTATTGAAGCGATTGATGATAAAAAAGATTTCAAAGAAGTAGCGATTGAGGTAAAAGCCAATAAACGAGCATGTGATAAATTGGTGAATATATTAAAAGATATATTAACGATTTCAACTTCGGTCACAAAAAAGAAATCGTTCAAAGATAGTTATAACGTATTGCCATAAGAAGAGTAATAAGATTTTATAAAGGTCGTATAATTTTACCATAACAAATAATAATGAGTAAAAAGGATAAAGTCGGGGTAGGCAACGGCGATGAGTCGGGAGCCGAGCCAAAATTGAAAGAACTTTCCGTTTACGATAAGAACAAGAATTTCGTAAGAACATATTCTCTAGAAGTTCACGGAAAGGAATTTAAGGACTTGGCCGAAGAATACGCCAAGAAAATTGGCGGGGGAGTCCGGAAAAAGTAGTTTTTTAAAAACCAATCGAAATTCCACGAAAAAATAGTCGCACTGACAAAAATTAACGAGCAATGCTCAAACAAAAATATGGGAGAAACCCAAAAAAAGGATAATCAAGATCCTGAAAAAGAAAATCTTGATGCCGACGATCTTAAACAGGACGAAGAAGCGCTTAAAGAAACTTCCGAGGATGAAATCCGGGACAACATTATCAAGGAACTGGATCTCGACGAATTTGATGATGCAGACAAAATTGATAAATTAGTCAAAAAGGAAGTTGAATCGCGCAAAAATCTTTCAACAGCTATCCGGCAAAAGATTAACTGGAGAAAGAAGGCAGAAGACCAAACTACTACCGAGCTTCCTAGAAAAGAGGGAGATGAAGCGACTCGGCAAGTAGTTGAAGAAGCATTGGATGAACGTAAGTTAGAAGAGATGGATTTAGTTGATGAAACTAAATTCGCTATAAAAGCTTACGCGAAAGCAAATAGTGTTTCTATCTCAACCGCGCTTAAATCCGATTACTTCAATTTTTTAAAAGTAAAGGAAGACGAAAAGAAGCGCGAAGAGGAAGCTTCAATAAGTCGAACACATAAAACACACACCGGGCGTAATTGGAACGAATTAACCGAAAAAGACTTTGACTTATCTACCGAAGAAGGTAGAAAAGATTACACGGAATGGAAGAAACAGACAGGTAGAACAGGTTAAATTTAATTCTTTCAAAACGCCGTGGATGTGAATCATTTAAATGGCTAATTCTTTAACGGCGTTTAATGAAGAGTTTTGGGCCGCGGAAATGCAAATCATTCTTTTCAAAGAGAATGTTGCTATTGCGTTGGCTAACACCGAATATCGAGCTCAGTTGGCTCGCGGCGATACTCTTAATAAACCCTATCGTAGTAAACCCTACGCTGTTGACTACACCAAAGGCACAGATATCACGGTTAAAGACCGAAGCGGCACCAATGATTATCTGTCAGTGGCCACAGCAAAGGTGGTTCCTTTCTATGTGGATGACATAGACAAGATCCAAAATAAGTGGGATATGGCTCAAAAATATGCCCAGGACGCCCAGAAATTGTTAAATAACATTCTCGATCAAGTAATAGCCGGGGAGTATTCCCACGCTAATTCTTACATTGACGCGGGCGATGTTGGCGGTTCATCTGGTAGCGGTATCTCACTAGCAGTAAGCACTATTTCTCAGGTGTTTACCGCGGCCTCGAGGAAACTCGACCTTCTTAACGTGCCGCAAGCAGGAAGGTTTGCCCTTATCGGTCCGAGGATTCTTGAAATTCTCAGGCTTTACTTGGCTGGTAAGGACACTAATTTCGCCGATATAGTCGGTCGGAACGGAAAAGTGATGGAGAGATTCGGATTTGAGATTTTCTATTCGAATAACCTCGCTTATGCCGCCTCGCTCGCAATGGCGACCAATCCGACCGCCGACGACACTGTCACTATCGCTGGGGTGGCATTTAAATTTGTAGCCACTCCTACTGCTGCTGGCGATGTTGATATTGGCGGAGATGCCGCGACTTCAGTTGCGAATCTCGTTGCCGCAATCAACGATACTGGCACTGTCGGAACCACTTACATTCAGTTGAGTGATAACAACCGATGGAAGCTTAACAATGCCGGGGTGGTTGCGACCAACAATACCACTTCAATTAGCATTGTCGCTTACGGCGATATAGCGGTCTCAGAAACATTAACGGCTACGGCAGATGTTTGGAGCTCGCAACTTCAGCACGGATTATTCGGCCTTAAAAAGGCGACTGACTTGGTTCTCCAGAAATCTCCCACTGTTGAATTCCGACTGGCCGAGAAGCGTTTGGGTAGATACGTCTATCCCTGGATGCTTTACGGCTACAAAACTTTTGACGACATGAAAGATTGTCTGGTCGATGTTCGAGTTAACGCTTCGTCTTGGTAATAGTCGTAATTAAAAAGGGAGCGGAAAATAATTCCGCTCCCTACATCAAAACCATGAATAAAAACATTTTATTAGTTGTTGTAAGTATAGTTGCGGTTTTGGTTGGATTCACTATTGGCCGGTCTACGGCTATTACCCCGACATTAGGAGGTCTTGTCCATAATACTCAAGAAATTTTTTCGGCAGGTATTAAGGCAGGAACTTCCGACACTGCGGTTATTGATTCTTCTGGTTATTGGACTGGGGTGATAGATACCGCAAATACTGCTACTCTTTCTGGAGTAAATACGCTTTCTGGAGCGACCACTATTACCGGCGCGGCGAATGTTTCTCAAACAGCATCTTCAACTTTGAAGATTGGGTATAATGCGAGTGGTTTAGAGTATGGCTGTTTGGTTCTTGGCGATTCAGGGGGGGATACTTCGACGCCGGTTTATATTACGGCAACAGGAGGAACGATTACCGCTACGACCACTAAACCCGCAATTTGTCGATAAAATTAACAGGGAGGGATTTGTCTAACCTTATCCCTCCCTGGTTAAGATAAAACAAAAATGAAAAACATTTTATTAGTTCTAATTATAATAATTGTCTTTCTTGGTGGATTTTATTTGGGAATTCAAAGGGATGAATCTAATGTCGGTGGATATCTTACTTCAACGGTTACAAATACCAGTTTATCTGTTGCGACAGTGAATACCGAAGTGATTGCGGCGAATGCCGGACTACAATATTTGGCTATAAGTAATCTCGGAACGGGACAGATTTTCTGTGCTTCTGGCGCGACTTCCACTCTTAATACTGGATTGGTAATGAACCCAATGGCAAGTTCTACCTTAACTTCTCTTGAAATTACAGACCCGAATATACTCGCAAAAGCATTTAATTGTATAGCCACCGCGGCTTCAACAATATCAATATTGAAATATTAATGGACAACATAGTGTTAGGCGGATTAAAAAAAAGCAAATACGATCCTCGCCACTTTGTATTGGGAGCGATTTTCGGAGTAGTTGACGTTTCGGAATTGCCCGAGGAATATTTAGTCGGCGAACCATTGGAAATCAAGGACCAAAGAAAACAACCAAGAAATGATATGTGCGCCGCCTGTGCCTCGGTTTCAGTTTCCGAATTACAAGAAGGGAAAATTCTTAATGTAGAATATCAGTTTGCTAAAATAAAGCAGATTATAGGCGATTGGCAAGGTTGGGGCGCGGATTTGATAAGGGCGGCCAAATCTCTTATAAAATTCGGCTCTATTGAACAGGAAAAGTTTATTAAAATCAGGGAATCTATCGGCAATAATGAATTAAAAGAAGCCATTGCTAATTGGAATCTTTGGCCGAAAGAAATTGACGAATTAGCGAAAGAACATAAAAAGCAAGTGTTTTTTGTAGTCAGGCCTTATGGCGGACTGGATTTATTTGATGCGATGCGAAGCGCTATGTGGCAATTCAGGAATGAAAAACGAGGATTGGTTGCCGGCACGAAATGGAGTAATAAATGGACTTCAAAGATTTTTATCGACGAGTTATCGCCAGCCTCACTGGGCCACGCGATCGCAGTCTTAGGATGGGTAAATGTTAAGGATAAATTATATCTGGTTATCCAAAATAGCGGGGGGGAAGAAATAGGAAAAAAAGGAATTCAATATTTCAGCCGGGAAGTCGTTAATAAGAGATTTACCTACGACGTTGTGATGTTCAAAGACGAGGACCCGGAAGAAATCAAGAAAGGTTATTGGTCTTGGTGGCAGAGAATTTGGGATTTTTTTATAAAATTATTTAAATAATTATGGCTACTACATATACCAACGAATCAAAAAGTGCGGAGCCAACTTTTACTAATGAGGAACTTGGTAATCCGCCGACAAAGTTTGGCAAAGCGAAATTCGGCAAGTCGCGCTTTGGAAAAGGAAAGGCCGGAGACGAATTAAAATATAGTAACGAAGCAAAAAACGAAACGACATATACAAACGAATCCAAAAATTAAATGAAAAAAACAACGATTTTAATTTTAATAACATTATTTCTTTTGGTCGGATTTCAGGCAGTTTTCGCGAGGAATATATTGGATAATTTTGGCAAAATTGTTAAACCATTTTCTAATCTTTTAGGCGCAGTTGTTAGCCCCCAATTTCCCGCTTCTTTAAATAGTTTTTCCGAGGGAGACGTCATTGAAGAAGAAGATTGGAATGCTCTTGAAACGACTATCGGAGTTACCAATTCCACTGTTACTTCTTCTTTGACTTATAAATTAAATACAAAGATAACAGCTTCTACTCCCTTTACCGCCGGCTATATTCCTTACGCCACTTCCAGTGCGGCGATTACCAATTCAAACATTTTTCAGTTGGGAAGTAATATCGGCATCGGGACAAGTA